GTTTTTTGTGTGCGCTATATTTCTCAATGAAATCAACGCTTTAAAAAATAGATGCACTTTTTCTGAAGATTTTTGTCAAATTGTGCTTGCGGTGTTTGTCGCATATCGCTACAAGATCACTCAGGCAATGACGCCGATTGAGATGGAGATACGGAAATGACCTTCAACTTCGCAAACCACATCGGCTACTCTGACGTAAACCCCTACGAAATCGTGCGCCGCGTCAGCGACCGCACCATCGAAATCCGCGAAATGAACGCAGAACGCTCCAATCCCGCCGAAGACATGGGCTTCCAGCCCGGCGGCTTCGTGGGCCACTTCTCCGACCAGCACAAGCAGGAATGGACCATCACCAGCAACCCAGAAGCCCGCGTGATCCGCATCCGCCTGCAAAAGGATGGCAAGTGGCGCTGCAAGCATGGTGAACGCTATGCCCTGGCCGACAAGCCCCGCAAGTTTTACGATTACAACTTCTGAGGCTTCCCAAAGAACCTGCTGGAACCGCCCAGCAGGTTCTACTATATTCGGGGCAGGAGGCCATCATGCCACGCCCCAAGAAGATACAGCCTGAAGCCGAAGCCGCGCCCGTATCCAAATACCGGCGCAAAGGCGTTGACGCTCTCGGCAACCCGATCAAGCCGCAGCCTGTTGGCAGGCCGACATTGTACACCCCAGAGATTGCTCAGGAGATCGTTGACCGCCTATTGAGCGGCGAAAGCTTGGTGCGGATCGCCGAAGATGAGCGGATGCCTGGGCGCGTGACCATCTACCGATGGTTTGACGAACACCCAGATTTCGGAACAAAGTGCGCGCGGGGTCGCGAGGGTCTTGCCGACTATCTCGTTGATGAGATTGAGAAATTGGCCCGCAGCGCGACCAAAGACAACATCGAAGTGGTGAAGCTTCAGATCAGCGTGGCCCAGTGGCGGGCCATGAAGATGGCGCCCAGGCAGTATGGCGACCGCCGCACGACCGAGCTGACCGGCAAGGATGGCGGCCCGATCCAGACCGAAGCCAAGGTTGCCATCGACGCCTCCAAGCTTGATCCTGACGCCCGTGAGGCCCTGCGCGCGGCAGCCCTGGCGCTTTTGGATAAAGGTTGATCTGTGTCCCTGATCCGGTTGAATGGGGGCGTAATCGGCGCCCAGGACATCCTGAACGAGCTTGACCGGGTTGAGTGTGAAGAGAACCTTTACGACTTCCTGATGTCGGGCTGGCAGTACATCGACCCCTCGCCCTTCACGCCCGGCTGGGTGATCGAAGCCGTTGCAGAGCATCTGCAGGCCGTCTGTGACGGCGAGATCAGGCGCCTGCTGGTGAACATCCCGCCGCGCTGCTCCAAGTCCTCCCTGACCTCCGTAGCCTTCCCTGCGTGGGTTTGGGCGCAGCGCCATCGCAGCCCTACCAGCGGCCCTGGCGTCCAATTCCTGCATGCATCCTATGCCCAGAGCCTGAGCCTGCGCGACAGCGTGAAGTGCCGCCGCTTGATTGAGTCGCCCTGGTATCAGCGCCTCTGGGGCAGCCGCTTCAGCCTGACCGGCGACCAAAACACCAAGACCCGGTTTGACAACAGCGTGGGCGGATCGCGCCTCTCCACCTCCGTGGGATCAGCGCTCACCGGCGAAGGCGGCTCGATCATCGTGGTGGATGATCCCAACGCTGCCCAGGAAGCCTTCTCTGAGGCCACCATTGAAGCCACCATCGAATGGTGGGACGGCGCCCTCAGCACCCGCTTGAACGATCCCAAGACCGGCGCCTTCATCGTGATCCAGCAGCGCCTGTCCGAGGAAGACCTGACCGGCCACATCCTCAGCAAAGACGCCGACAACTGGACGCACCTGTGCCTGCCCATGCGGTATGAGCCTGACCGCTCATTCGTCACCAGCATTGGCTGGCAAGACCCGCGCGAGGAAGCAGGGGAGCTTCTGTGGCCTGAGCGCTTTGGTGAGCCCGAAGTGGCCACCCTGGAAAAGCAGATGGGTCCATGGACCGCTGCCGGGCAGCTTCAGCAGCGCCCTGAGCCCAAGGGCGGCGGGATCATCAAGCGCGACTGGTGGCAGCTTTGGACCGAAGACGCCTACCCGGCCATGGACTATATCGTGGCCAGCCTGGACACGGCCTACACCACCAAGACCGAGAACGATTTCTCTGCCATGACCGTCTGGGGCGTCTTCAGCGGCGATGTCGTGGCCCAGGCCGCCAAGACCGAGGATGGCGTTGAGCGCAGCTACAGCCAGCAGCACCCGCGCGTGATGCTGATGAACGCCTGGGCCGAGCGCTTGGAGCTTCATGATCTGGTCGAGAAGGTGGCTTCCACCTGCCGCCGCATGCGCGTGGATAAGCTGATCATCGAAAACAAGGCAGCCGGTCACAGCGTGGCCCAGGAGCTGCGCCGCCTGTTTGGGCATGAAGACTGGGGCGTTCAGCTTCTGGACCCCAAGGGCCAGGACAAGCTGGCGCGGCTGTATTCAGTCCAGCACCTGTTTGCCGAAGGCATGGTCTATTCGCCCGACCGATCCTGGGCCGATCAGGTGATCACCCAGGTCGGCACCTTCCCCAAAGGCAAAAACGATGACCTTGTGGATACGGTGAGCCAAGCCATCAGGCACATGCGTGACCTGGGCCTGCTGACCCGTGGCCCCGAATGGACCGCTGCCGTGCAGGAGAGTATGCAGCATCAGGGCGCAGGCCCTGGGCCTTTGTATCCTGTCTAATCTGTTGCGACTGCGTGGCCACATGTGCAATATGGCCCGCGAGAGGGAGTGACCATGCCACTTGTCCCTGGCCTTAGCCCGTCAATCCGTGAGCCCGCCCCCGAGGCGCCTGAGCTGCCGCCCGGTGAAGAGGTCGTGATCATGGAGGCCGATGAGGCCGCCGATCAGCCGCAGACCGATGACAGCGGCAATATCCTGTCTATCGAGCATCCAGATGGCAGCATCACGGTGCGGATTGATGGCCAGCCCCTTGAAGCCGCTGGCGGCAAAAAAGAAACCGGCTGGTTTGATAACCTCGTTGATCAAATCCCACAGATGGAATTGGGCCGCATCAGCGAAGACCTGCTGCGCGGCATCCGCGATGATCTGCAAAGCCGCAGCGAATGGATTGAAGATCGCGCCACCGGCCTGAAGCTTCTTGGCCTGAAGATTGAAATTCCCAGCCTTGCTGGCGCTGCTGACGGTGCGCCGGTCGAAGGCATGTCCAAGGTGCGGCACCCGCTGCTGCTGGAAGCAGTGCTGCGCTTCCAGGCCAATGCGCGGTCTGAGCTGCTGCCTACCGATGGGCCGGTGAAAATCCGCAACGACGACAATGATCCCAGCCTGCAAGAAGATGAGCTGGCGAATGCATTGGAGCGCGACCTCAACCACTACCTGACGGCGGTGGCGACCGAGTATTACCCTGACACTGACCGCATGCTGCTGATGCTCGGCTTCGGCGGTTCTGCGTTCAAGAAGGTGTACTACTGCCCGCTGCGCAATCGTCCCGTTTCCGAAACGGTTGATGCCGATGATCTGATCGTGAACAACGGCGCGACCGACTTGCAGAATGCAAAGCGTGTCACGCACCGCACGTTTCTGAAGCCCAGCATGGTGAAGCGCCTGCAAATCCTGGGCGTGTATCAAGACACCGATCTCAGCACACCAAACCCGCACAACCTTGATAGCCTTCAGCGTGAAGAGAAGGCGCAGGAAGGCATCTCGCCGGATGTCATGAACCCTGACGACCGGGATCGTGAAATCTATGAGTGCTACTGCGAGCTGAACATCCAGGGCTTTGAGCATACCTACAAAGGCAAAGAGACTGGCCTGGAAATTCCGTACCGCGTCACCATTGATGCATCTTCAAAGAAGATACTTTCGGTGGTGCGCAACTATGATGAAGACACTGCCGAGCTTCCTGAAGCCCGCAGTAATTTCGTCAAGTACACCTTCATGCCCGGCTTCGGCTTCTACGACATCGGGCTGCTTCATATCCTTGGCAACACGACAAACGCGGTGACGGCTGCATGGCGCGAGCTTTTGGACGCTGGGATGTACGCAAACTTTCCGGGCTTCCTATTCGCAGACGCAGGCGCGAGGCAAAACACAAATATCTTCCGTGTGCCTCCGGGCGGCGGCGCGCTGGTGAAGACCAACGGCATGCCGATCCAGCAGGCGATCATGCCGCTGCCGTACAAGGAGCCAAGCGGCGCGCTAATGCAGCTTGTGCAGAACATCGTCGAGACTGGGCAGCGCATTGGTGGCGTGAGCGAGATGATGGTTGGTGAGGGCCGCGCTGATGCGCCTGTTGGTACCACGCTTGCGATGATTGAGCAGGCGCAGAAGATTCTGAATTCTGTCCACAAGCGCATGCATGCTGCCCAGGCGCAGGAATTCCAATTGCTGGCCGAATGCTTCCGCGAGAACCCCGAGAGCTTCTGGCAGCGCAAGCGCAAGAATGCCTATCCGTGGGATGAGCAGCGCTTCTTGCAGGCTCTGGACAATGCAGAGCTGGTGCCGCAGGCCGATCCCAACACTGCCAGCCACACGCAGCGTCTGATGAAGATCATGGCGCTGAAGCAGCTTCAGCAGGCGCAGCCGGGGCTGTACGACCCGATTGCGATTGATACGGCAGCCTTGCAGGT